TTCGTCGTATGCCCTGATAATCATGTTGGCCATTTTCACAAAACCGCCGTAAATAATGTACCAAGCCATGTTGAAGCCGTAAGAAATGGCGTGCCAAGCCTTGTCCATAAGGTGCCAGAAGCCATCGATAGCGTGCCAGACGTCCATGAATGCACTCCAAAGATCCTTCACGAGGGCGACAACGATTTTCACCTCAAGGACGAACGCCTTCCATTCGAATACAAACACGTCCTTGATGATCGTGCCAATTTCCTTCAGGACTGGCCACATGGCCTTGAAGGCAGGCTGGAGGTGCTTCCACACCCACTCGCCCGCAGTCTTCAGACCCTTGCCAATAGCGTTGACCAAGTTGTGAAATGGCTTCCAGTTCTTGTAGAGGTTCATTCCCAACCCAAGGAGCGCACCAGCGGCGGCACCCCAAGGTCCGAACATCATGCCGGTCATCGCTCCCTGTGCCACTGAACCGATGGCTCCGCCTACCCCCTTGCCCGGTTGGGGGATGAGCCCAGACATTTGGGCAACCATTAGCCCAGCACCGGCACCACCAGCGACTTTGCCCGGCAGGCCTCGCATCATTCCGCCAACTCGACTACCCACTCTTCCCAACAGTCCTCCGCCCACCCGATCTCGAAACGCACTGAAGGCACCCTTCTTGGCGGCAGTTTCTTGAGCAGCAATCCATTCTGCGGGCGGTGCCGGAGGAGGCGGGAGCGTCTTGAGGTGCTCTTGAAGAGCGAGCAACTCTTCTGGTGGCTTTGGTGGGGCAGGAAGTGTGCGGAGCCATTCTTCTGATGGGGTAGGGGGTGGTGGAAGTGTTGTGGCAGAAAGGCTTCCCGTCAGTCCACCCAAGGCCGACTTTGAGGCCGCATCGCTAATCGCCGTAGTCAAGTCCATCATGGCTGCGGTGTTCTTCTCGAGTTCGGTCTTCTGCTCCTCTTCTTCGGCGATGAGGGCTTCACTCATCTTGTAGACCGACATCACCTCGTTCTTAGAAGGACCGAGAAGATAGGCCGCCATCTTGTTGAAGAAGCCCTTTTCACCACCGCCCGACAAGGCGGAGCCAATGCCCGGAATGTTCGCACGCTTCAGCACGGAGTATCCGACTTGAGATACCGGACCGGCAAGGTTCAGTTCGCGAAGTTGGCGGTTGTAGGAGCGATAGGACACCTCGCCCGACTCAACTTGGCGACCCAACTCGCGGATCATGAGCGCCTGAGAGGCCTGTGCTTTGCCGTACAGGGCTCCCACGTAGCGGTTTGCTATTCCGGGGGCAATACCGGCATCAGCGGGCGCACCCTTGCCAAATCCAGCGAACAGTCCCCGAGTGGTGGAACCCAACTTGAGAAGTGTCGCCGTAAGGGATCGAACCTGAGCAATGATGCCCAGAATGGGGCGCAGGAACACGTTTCTGGTGAACCACACCGCAGCGACCACGCCCAGAATTCCACCAATGCCGGAGGCTAGCCAGTGCATATGGCTGAATGCCTTAGCGAGCATTCCAACTGCGTCTCCGATGACTCGAGCAGCCCTCGCAGCAATGTTTAGGAGGACAGCGATCGACGGCACCATAGTCCCGAGGAACGGAGCCACCGCTTGCAGGAGTTGTGCCATGAGGAGGACGATGTTGGGCAACACCGGAGCGATAATGGTCAGGTCGTCGGCGAGGCTCTTGAAGAGCATCGTGATCGCCCCCTGACTACTTGTTAGCGACTTGAACAAATCCACGAGCGCTGCGAAGGCGGGCTTGATTCCAGCAACCACAAGGGATGCGACCTTGTCGAGGGAGGCAATGAATGGCTTCACCTCAGTGCTAGTGAACGTCTTTGAGAGCATTTGCAGAACTTGCCCAACAGCCACCAAGGCAGGCTGCAAGATGTTCATTAGGTTGGGCATGATGCCCGCAGTGAAGATTTTCAGTAGTGGAGTAGCGGCCTGAACGGCCTGTCCAAAGGTCACACCAATGGTCTGCGACACTTGCGAGATCGCCGCAGCCATAGTGGTGAACAGCGGCGTAATGGCGGAAATCAGGTTTGACTTCTCGAGGAAGGTGGCGAACGCGTCCAAGATGGGAAGAAGGCCAACGCCCAACTGCTGAAGGATGAGTTTGAAGTCGTTGGCGATGCGTTGCATTGGTGAAATGGCAGCCTGTGCCACTCCACCCATGCTCTGGTTGACGTCCTTTACGAACAGTTCCTGCTGTTTCAGCAGGCTTGTCGTGTTCTTGATCTGCGCCGTCTGTTGGGCATTTAGCGAGAAGCCGTAGCGGGAAAGTTGCCCCATGCGCTTCGCCGGATCGGCCAGAACGCGACCGAGCATTCGAGCCGAGGTGACGATGTTGCCACCCATGAGCGACGAAAGGTTGGCGGCTGCCTGCGTAATGTCCCCGAACGACCCCTTCTGCTGCTGGTAAAGGTTGAGAAGGTCGGAGTTCGGGATAAGCAGGTTCTGCGCCTGCGTAATGGCATTTACGCTAATACCAGTGTGGATCGACAGCATATTGGCCTGTTGAACCAGACTGGTTGAGTACTTGTCGCTAGTACCGGCGATGGTTCCCCAAGTCCCCGCCAAGTCCTTAGCCATCGTGGCCTGTTTTCCACCAGCCTTGATCTGGTTTTGGATCAGGGCGGTCTGGGCACGCTGGAGCCCTTCACCTTGTGATGCAAGGTCGAGGGCTTGCTTGACGGCGGCGAAGCCAGCCACGAACCCAAGCGAGGACTTGATGATGCTTCCGACTTCGGTGAAAGCCGTCCTAACCCCAGTGGCAACGCCCATGGCAGTAGCGTTGACTTGGTTCAGTGAAGTGATCGCCCCACGGGGGTCACCAATGATTTTGAGGCGAAGTTGTTGTTCCACGGGAGGTACCTACTGAAAGGATACTCCTAGCGTTGGGATTTCGACTTCTGGAGTTCTTCCTCTTGTTCGGCGGCGCGCAATCGGTAGACCGCCATCCATTCCACCATCTCCTTCGAGGAGAGGGGTCTGTGTGCTGGGGAACCTTCTAGGAGTTCGCCAACCGTCCTACCGAGGCTCTCCGCTAGTTCGAAGAGGAAGCGTCGCTCGGGGTTGGCGAGGAATCTTTTCCCGCTTCGTCGACGGCTTCCGTCTCCATGCCGGAGAGGCGCATCGCGACACCGGCAATCTGCTCAATGGCTGCTGCGGACTTCGACATGAGGGCATCGCGATCACCGGGCAGGAACACTTGCTCGCCCGTCTCGGGGTCGAAGGTGCACTGGATCACCAAGTCGGGGAGGAGTTCCTCGAGGGCGAACTGGCCGTTGTTTCCAGCAGCCTTGCCGACCATCTTGGCTCGGTCGCGTGCGGTCATGGACTTGATCAGCACCGTGACGCCCCAAACGGGAACCTCGAGGAGTTCCTGCTCGATGTCGTCTACGGCGAAAATCTTGGCTGCGAGGTCTGACACTCTGCCTCCTGTGGTTGGTCTTTCTACCAGCCTACAGGATAGTGCGGTAGACAGGCCCCGTGACTTGCAACTCGCTGTCGAAAGTCACCACACCGGAGACGCTTGACTTCAGGTCGTACTTGTCGAGAATGCCCTGTCCGTAGTACTTGATGTCCGGTGCGCCGCCGTTGAAGCCGCCCGGAGTAGCCGGACCGTAAACGAACTGAATGAAGTTTCCAGCAGTGCTTTGGAACTTCTCCATCTCGTCCATCCACTGGTCAATGGCTCCGCTGGTTCCGTCGTACATGCCGCTGAAGGTAAGGCTGTAGCCCTTCAGACCCACGATGTAGGTCTTGACACCCTCGGCGCTGAACGTCGTGGTTTCCTGCGGCTCGAAGGCTTGCGGGAAGCCAATGTCGTTGATCCACGCTGAAATGTTGGTCATGCCGAGGATTGCGCCCGAAGCATCGCCAGCGGATGCAGCGGTGGTGAAGGTCGAACCCGAAACCGGCTGCGTCGAGCCGTATGCGGGAACACCACCGACGAACACGCCGTATCGCCCGCTACCGGGAACCAACTCCGTCTCGCCGGTCACCGAGGCGGGAAGGGTCACCCCAACGCTCACGGTGTTGCTAATCAGCGTAGCCGTGACGTTTGGGTAGTTGAGGGGGTACAGCGAGTAGGGGGCGTAGTCAGGCGCAGCCCAGCCGAGGGCAAGAAATGCATTCTTACCGTGATTGAAAATCGGCGTCGTTGACATGGTGGAAATGCTCCTCTAGTAGCGTGCTAGGCCGTAATACACGGTAGCAGATGAAGGTGGATTTGGAGTATCTGAGGGGAACAGCGCAACTGAAAGTCTGGTGTAGCGGTAGATCGTGCCAGTCAGGTCTACGATTTGTCCCGCTTGATCCGACCAGAGATTTGTGAGACCAACCCACGTTGCCCCATCTGCTGAAGCCTGCACCTGCAAGTCGACGGGCGGGTATTGGATACCCGTGCTTCCGTAGTGGCCATCCGTATCGGTGAAATACCCACCGGCGCTTTCGATGATGCCGACAATCGCAAGGCCACCACTGCTGCTATCAGCCCCGTTGTCGACGGTATTCGTGTAAAGGGTCACCCGACCAAAGGCGTCTGGTGTTCCACTGCCGTAGGCAAAGGAAGCAACCTGACCCTTACCCCGCCACACTCCGTGGGTGGACTGGATTTCACTGTCGATGGCAACCACGCCCGATACAGGCGACTTCAGGTCTGCCTTGGTGACGATGCCCTTCGCCATGTAGCAAGTGGCCGCCCCACCGGCATCTCCGCCATCGGGAAACACCACAATGCCTTGTGGAAGGCTCTGCCCCTGCGTCTTAACGACTCCGTAGAAGGGGTCGTTGCTCTTGGCAGAAGAGGTGAAAGCGGCGGCTTGAAGGGCAGCCTCTACACCGTCAAGGGAGCCATCGTAGAAACCGCTAATGGTGATCGAACCGTCTCGAATGCCCGTGATGTAGGCCTTGGCGTCGCCCCTGTGGAAGGTGGTGACTTCCTCGGCAGCCGTCGACTTTGAGATTCCAGCATCATTGAAGAACGGGGAAAGGTTGGTGCTTTGCCCCGAAAGTGAGCCCGGAATGAAGTTGTAGTTCTGCGTGTAGAGGTAGCCAACTGCGTCGGTGTCGGCTGGCATTGAAAGGAAGACCGTGTTGCCGACGATCTTGGTGACGTAGACCGGAGTATCTTGCCCATTGTTGGTCAGCCCATCGCCGTAGGCGCGTGATCCAACGGCCAGAAGCATGGTGGTGTCGTTCACCGTGTTGTTGTCGGCGGGATAGATGCCCTTGACTGTGACGATGTTGCTGCCCGCCGTCCAAACAGCACCGTGTTCGGGATTTCCATCAGTGGCAAAACCACCGTAGAACTGGTTTGCTAGAAAAACCTGAGTGTTCTTACCTGTAATAAACCGAGCCATTAGGCATCACCTTCTGGAGCAGGGGTAGGAGCCGGTTCGGGCTCGGGTGCTGGCTCCGGTTCTGGGGCGGGCTCGGGTGTAGGAGCCGGTGTGGGATCAGCAGGGCGGGAGCCACGTCGGCCTGTGTTCGTAGGGGCGACCGGCTTCGGAGGTGTAGCGCCGGTCACTGCTGCGTCGGTTGGGGCGATGATGCCATCAGCGAGGAGCCAAGTGATGCTCCCACCGGGAAGGTCGTTCACCACGTCGCCGTTCTGGGCAATCTTGTTACCGTATGCCACTGGCCCGTTAACAACTTGATAAGCCTGTGGGGTTGACTTCGCCATGTGGCCTCTCCAATAGACAGGTGGTCAGCGAAATGCTACCACTTGAACTTGGAAACGCCTCTGGCTCAAGCCCCCCTTCTGCGCTTGACTACCGGCTTCCCTACCCGTGCTGGGGTGAAGGTTCGGAAGGCCTCGTGGCCGGTCATTCCGCCGTAGACGTTGATCGCCGTCACCACGCCGTTGTGCTCGTGGGCGTTCACGAAGCGGAAGTTGCCTCGCTCACCCTTCACCACCACGGTGTCGCTTGCTGCGATCCCGTCCCACTCCTCTAGAGCCACCCACTTGTTCTGGATGGCTGGGGCTGCTTCGCCCAACTGTCGCTTCACCATTGACTACCTCCGTCAGTTGCCCTACACCTACAGGATGCCATATAAACAAACGCAAGTCAAGGGGGGTTCTTTTAGAGGGTGATCGTTTCCCCGCAGTTGCAGACGAGGAACTTGCCAGCGCCGGTCTCGACTTCGACCGCTACCTCATGCCTGCAACCAGCGGGCTGATCGGCCTCTGTGTTGGCTTGGGTGGCTTCGACGGCCTCGGCTGGCACGAGGATACCCTCAAGGGCTGTCAGAGCCTCTATCGCCGCCATGTTGGCTGCCTTGGCGGCACGGATGCTGAGGAGAATGGGATCGAGTTCGCTCATGGGGTCGCAATATGGGCTTGGAAGTTCACGGTGAACTTGGGGCGGTCGACTTCATCGTAGCCGGTGGGGTTCGGGATACCTTGGGGCTCGAGGCGCAAAACGAACACGCCGTTCATTTCAGTAGTCTTGGTCACTCCCCCGATGATGTTCCGCAGGGCGTAGCACCAGTCGTAAGCGCCGGGGTAGTCCTCTCGTTCACCACGCACGAGTAGTTGGATACGGGGGGCTTCTAATACTGAAATACCGTCGCCAAACGTGAACGTGGGGCTCTGCCCCTCATACTGCTGAAGAAGGACGCAGGCGTTCGGGGCTTCGGCGGGGAAGCGCCCGAGGAACAAGTTGATCCCTAGCGTCAACTGCTGATTGGCTGGCAGGGTCAGGCTCTGCTCTACTAGGTAGGCAGCCAGACCGTCTAGCAAGGTGCTCATGATCCCCCCGGTTTCAGCAGTTGCTCCATACGCTGCGCCACTAGTTCTTGCAAGTGTTCGGTGTAGCGGACAAATGGTACTTCGACGAACTTGGCTTGCGTGCCTTCGGCGTGGTGGGCTTGCAAGTCCTCGTGAACAATAATGGCGTAGTTCACCACGTCGTTTCCGTAGTCAATGGCGACTTCTGGCAGGTTTTCACCATTCGTCACTCGCCGCACAATCTTGCCCGACTTCTTTAGAGCCCCCGTGGCGACAGGAACGAGGCGCTGGCTTTCAACGTAAACTTCTTCGATCACCTTCTCGAACAACAAGTTGAGGATCGAGTTGAGTTGGGCGGCCTTCTCTGGCCACTTCTTGATTTCACTAACGTCGACAACTGCCTTAATGTCGGACATGTCGCCCTCTATTCGAAGTGGAGAGTGGTGTTGTAGCCCACTAGGCCACTCTCGTCGAAGTTGTTCTCTACATACATCACCACGGGGTGCTTGAGACTCTGTTGGGTCTGTCCGGGCACTGTCACACGACACTCCGTGCTGATCTCGGGAAAGAAGCCCGCCAAGTAGGCACGGCCTGAACTCACCCTGTCCCTGCCATCGATGGTGGAAAGAACCTTCGTCTGATACTCGAGCCGACACTTGTAGGTTTTCGCCGGCCCGTATTGAGTGGTGCCGCCGCTTTCGCCAGAGGTGTTCGTGTAGTGACGTCCATAGCCGTCCAAGACGGGCGGGTTGTAGTCGGGGGGAGTTGCAACCACGGGGATCAGGTTTTCCACCACGATCGTCTGGGTCATAATGGCAAGGAGTTCCTTGTCGATGCCGGTCATGGCTCCTGACCTCCCCCTGTTTCACCACCTGCGCCCGGCTCGTAGCCCGTTCCGTAGGTAGAGGTGACGCCCGTGACGGCACCCGAAGGCCAGTCGTTGGCGACAGCCACGTAGCGATCGAATTCCCCGACATGGAGTTCAGCACCGAGGGCATTGGGGTCGGCGCTAATGCTCGGCGGGTTGAGGCGACGGCCACGCAACAGCAAGTCCTTGGCAAGGCGCTCGTAGCGCATGGCCTTGTCTCCAAGGGAGGTGCTGAGGCTGAGTCCCCCGACGCTCTTCGATACCGACTGCGCTTGTCCGGTGAACTTGGCTGCGAGGTTGTAGCACGTGTTCGAAGCGGCTCGGTAGATTTCGTTATTCACCTCGGCAAGGTTGAAGTAGATCTCCTCGTCTTGGACGAGTTGGTCGGCTTCATTCACGTCGCCAATGAGGTAGCGAACAGCATCTTTGCTCGATGATGATGGGTCGGCTGTGTAAGTCCACGACATCGCTACACCTACGCCAGAACTGCTTGGTCAATGCGAAGGGAGCCAAGCATTTCCCGCTGCTTTCCACCAGAAGGTCCGTAGATCGCCGTGATTTGGAAGTACCAAACGCCCGGCGTCAAGGTGATGAGTTCGTTCGGGTTCCAAATGACCGTGAGGTTCGGGGAGGTGGCGGAGCCGACGATCCCAGAAGTCTTGGTGATTACTGCGGCATTGGGAGGGCGACCAATCGTCATACGAAACGTCCAGCCGCTGCTGAAGTCAATAACGTTCCCGTCCGCATCATTCCAAGTGAAGTGAACGTCCGGAAGGCTAGACGCAGGAGTTGGGTAATGAATGGTCACTGAAATTCGCCTCCGTAGTAGCGGTTGTAGCCTTCTTGGTAAGACCCTACCCCATCGTCTTGAAAGGCCATGGTGGTGGAATCTTCATTCAAAGTGGCACTTCCGTCCTCAACAGTTGTGCCGCCTTCGGGCTGTTCACCATACATCGCACTTCGATTTATCTCGAGGTAGTCGACAAGGAAGTCGGTGTTCTGTAGCCAGATCAGGTCTACTGCATCTGCGACAAGGCGCAGGACTCCGAGGGCTGATTGCGAGAACGATGCCTTGTAGGCCGCTTGAGGAGCCTGTCGTTCCGCTACTGCTTCACCGCGGTAGACAGCCATCGAGAAGGCGGCCTTGGAACTCTCCTGCTGGAATACTGCGCTAGGGGCGTTGTGTCCCTTGATCCGTTCGGCGATCGTGGTGAACAGGAAGTTGATGGCGGAAGTTCTGTCTGAGGTTGTCGTCCTACTAGCCGCCGTGGTGAAGCGTTGTGCGTTGGCGATGAGGCGTGCGAAGATGCTCTTCTTGGCGGATACCGTAGTGAAATAACTCGCAGTCTGCGTTTCTGCGTAGTGCTTTGCCCCCGAAAAGAACAGTTCACCACCGCCACGAAACGGTTGTCCGATGCGCCCCATGGCTAGGTCGCTATGACGACGATGAGTCCGGCTCCACCGTTTCCACCAACGCCTCCGGTTGCGGAGAGCACTGCGCCACCTCCACCGCCGCCACCACCGTAGATACCGTTGGCTCCTGCGCCAGAGTTCACCGCGAATCCGCCCCCGCCGGCACCCGGACTTGCATAGCCGACGCTTGATCCCGAGGTCGGACTAACACCAGAAGTCGCACCAGTCCCGCCAGCGATGAACGGGGCAATGGAGGGCGCACCTCCCGATGCTCCGTAGTTGTCGAGGCCGGTGATCGCACCGCCACCGCCACCTCCGCCTCCGGCATAACCGCCCGGTCCGGTTGCGGGAAGGGAGCCCGATGTTGGCGCAGTTGCTGAACCCTGACCACCCACTCCACCGATGCTTCCAAACAAGACCGTGCCAGCGGCTGATGCAGTGGGGAGGGCGTTTGTGGCATTGCCGGTGCTGTATGCGCCAGCCCTACCGCCGTTTCCACCAAGGGCGTAGACGTAGGCACTCGCAGTGGCGTTCGTTGAGCCGAAGTAGGTAGCACTGCCGGTTGCGCCGGGGTTGCCGCTGGTGTTCGTCGTGTTTGCGCCAGTTCCTCCGGTTCCACCACCGCCAACGTTGTAGCCGATAGAAGTTCCCTGAAGCGAAGTGCAGGGAATGTCGGCAATAGTGGTGTTCCCGCCGTTCCCACCGTTGCCGCCAGAACTTGCTAGCGAACTCGTCTGGGCTCCTCCGCCGCCACCTCCTCCACCGCCGATGCAGATCACCCGAAGGTTGGTCGCCCATGATGGAACGGTGTAGGTTCCCGTCGTTCCTGTAGTTCCTGTTCCTCCGGTGGTGGAAAGGATTGTGACGCTCGACTGAGGCCGCCATGCCGGTCCGCTTGTTCCAACAGCGAGAACCGTTCCCGTTGCACCCACGGCAAGCCAAGATGGTGTTCCTTGACCCGTTCCCGAGTCCGTCGAGCCAGTTGTGACCAGCACACCATTGGTTCCGGCAGGGCCGTTCGTGATGATTTCAGTAGTCTCGTTCTGGCCGCCCGCACGCGAGTAGATCGAATAGTTGTTCGCAGAGGCGATTTCTAACTGCAACTTCGTGAGGTCGAAGGTGGAAACCGGAACGCCAGTGCCCGACTGACCAGAGATGAGCGAACCGGCTGTCGCACCAGCCACCGAGAGCGTGAATGTGGTCGTTCCGACGAAGGTGATTGTTCCCGTTGTATTCGCCGTGGTTGAGCCGGTTCCCGTCAAGCCCGTGACGGTGACGGTTTGCCCAAGTTGGTAGCAAGAGGAAGGGCCGCCACCGTTGACGGTTGCGGTGTAGGTGATGGAACCCGAACCAAGTTGGAAGGCGGTGATCGCCGCAGCCGCAGCGAGGCCCGCCGTGACGTAGCCGGTTGCCGTTCCGGGTGAGGTTGATTGACCCGTGATGGTGAACTGCGTCGAAGAAGCGACTGAGGCAACTGTCCAAGTGCCATTGTAAGCAGCGACAGTCATGCCACTCAGGACAATGGTGTTTCCAGCAGCCAAGCCGTGACCAGCAGAGCAAAGGAATGTCCAAGTGATGTTCGGTGCTGAGCCAGAGTTCGTGACTGATGAGATTGAGGCTTGCGGAGCAGCCTGCACCATTACACCAACGGCGTTGGCTGGGATCGTTCCTGAAACCGTTGCGCTCGGTGTCGTTGTTGTCGGGAAGGTGGGAGCGTTGCTCGCAACTGAGGTTGCCAACCACGTCCAAGTATTGCCGGTCATGGAGTTGGAAGTAGTGGAATAGTAGATACTCAGTCCAAGCCTGACCAGCGCACCTTGAGCGTTGCGTCCGTGTGCCGAGAAAGTGACTGACTGACCAGCCAGAGCCTTTGCTGAAACGCTGTCCAACGCTTGTTGCAGAAGGAAACTGACGTTCGCCGCGCCTGTGGTGATGCGATGGTCGTAGGGCGAGTTGAGGGCTGTAGTGGCTGTGCTGTCTTGCGAGGCCGTGACGTTGCCGTTGTAGGCGATCACATACCAACGGTCTGCCGTCCATGCCGCCGCTGTATTGCCGTTTGTGGTGTTGATCGCAACGGAAGTCCCACGACCCCACAAGTCCATCGCTGAGTTGATGAGGGCGTTCTTTCCACCAGCCTGATACGCAACCCACGCCTCAGAGGTGTTCGCTCCCGCCCACGCTCGCAGGTAGCCCGGAGAACCACCCGAGGCGTTATACAACTGCACTGGATAGGAGATACTTCCACCAGAGGGAGAGTTGACCGGAGTTCCCGATGCGATGACGGTGACCGATCCAAGGCTTGCCCCAATGACCGGAGCGAACGACACCGAACCCATGGAAGCGGTGGCTGTTCCTGCGACCGTGACTGCGCCCGGCTGAGTGGCGTTCGTAATGGTGAAGGTCGTGCTACCCGTTGAGGCGATCGTGAACGAACCGTTATACCCTGAGGGTGTGACACCGGCGATGGTGACCGTTCCGCCGTTAGCGAAGCCGTGTGGAGCCGAGGTGGTGACTGTCCAAGTTGTGCCGTTCGTTGTGATTCCACCAACGGGGATCGTGGCCGTGCCGTTGATTGCCGACACGCCGATTTGCGACCCGACACCGATGGTCGGATACAACTTGCCGGTGGTGTTCGAGGCGATAGATGCAGGGTTCGTTCCCGCCGATACCGTGACAGTTGAGGCTGATACCGCCGTGACGTAGAACACTCCGTTGTAGGCAGCGTTGCTGAAACCAGCAGCCGTAATCATCTGCCCAACAACGAAGCCGGTGGTTGCTCCTACGGCATAGACCAGCGTTGTTGCCGTTGATGATGCTGAAGTGGGCGTAATGGAAGTGTTGAATGTCCACGAGCCAGCCGTATAGGTTCCACCAGTGATCGGTCCGGTAGCGACGCCAATGTAGGTCAGGCCACCGGCGACATAGGCAGAGGGCTGCGTTGCAACAAGGCTGCCAGCAACCACTCGGCCTGCGTAGTCAGTCGTGATGGACGGGAAGGCGTTTCCACCACCAAGGGTTCCTGAAGTGCCTGTCGTAGCGAGGGTCGCCGTGCCTCCAGTGGAGACAGTGACATCACCAGAGAAGGTTGCGGGGTTCCACGTTGTTCCGCTGAAGATTGGGAACTGCCCAGCCGTGGTTCCCTTAACAAAGGGCTGGCCTTGGATCGAGCCAACTAGGGGAGCGCCAGCCGTTGAGCCTGTCGCATTGAGGTCGCCGCCCAGTGTGATTACACCACTGGCTCCGGTAGTCGCCGCAGCGATGGATACCGTAGAGCCCGTTGAAACGCTAAGGGGAGTGCTGAATGAGTAGGCAGCCGCACCCTGCGGACCGGTCGGTCCGGTAGGGCCAAGTTGCGTGTACATGACTTGCTGCACGGTCAAGATGATCGAGGGAGTGGCAGGGTAGGTGCTGCCTGCTGATTGAGCAAGCAGGGTGACGCTTGTGGAGTCGGCTTCCCACATGAGTTGCAGGTAATCATTGGCTGCGACGGTAAGCACAAAGTTCCACGAGGCAACCTTGTCGCTGTTCTGCTTGTCCATCGTGACCGTGGTGTTC